ACATCAGCTTCGAGATATTCAACGTCAGCTTGTGTTACATCAAAATTTAGTGGCGATAATGATAGTGGAAACATATCCTGGAAAGCAATTCGAATCCTAGGATTGTTATTAGAAGAAAGAAGTAGAATGCTACCGTCAGAAAAATTATTATGTTTTGCATATTGTTCAAATTTTTCTGGTTTAGCAAGTTCAATCATCCAGTTAAAAATCTCAAGATAGTTCGTCATGTTCTCATCTATGCGAAAACGAAGTGTCAATGGCTCATATGTAATCTTGTCTCCAGGTCTTGGTAATTGTGTGAATGGAGTTGGCTGAAGCAGTTCTTGCATAGATATTGTTGGTAACGTTGCAGCCTGACAAAAATATTCTACATTCGGAGTGCGTGACAATAGGAATCTAAAACCGAGCGGTGATAAAAAGTTTACATTTTGTGTACGCGTTGAAGTATCTAAACCAACTCCAATTTTAGGTATTAATGCCATGATAATTCCTTTTGAAATACTGCTCTTTTATAACCTTTATCATCAGTCTCATATGTATATGCAACTGATATTTCTTTGATTACTGCGTCAATGTTATTTTTCCAATAATTTAAAAAATTGTGAACACGAGGAAGTTCTGGTGCATCATCTTCTGTTTGCCAAATAAATTCTTGAATTATATCTGTATAGTCTGGCATATAATATAACACATCAAGAGTCACTAAACTTTTGCGTATCCACATAGTTCACTCCATTATTGTTTCTCATACTATTTATAATCAAACAAAAGACAAAAAAAGAGGGTAGCTTTTTACGGCTACCCTCTAAGTTTAGGTATATTATTATTAAAGTATTACTTACATCAAGTTGGCGATTGCCATAATACGATAGTAGATGTTTTTCTGTTGGCTAGAAATAACACCGTTAGCACCAGTTGTTGCGAATGGGTTAGCAACAATGCCGTAACGAGTCTTAAAGCCAATTTTAGGTTGGAAGCTCTGCTCACCAACTGCACGAACCATTTGCAATGGAACGTATGGGCAATAGAACATACCAGCATCAAAAGCACTCGCGCCTTTGTAACCGATTGTAGCATACTGGTTGCCAGAAGCGCTTGAGAAGTATGGGTCTACATAGACTTTCATACGACCGTTAAGAACACCAGCAAAAGTATTGCCCGTGTCATCAACATTTAAGTTTACGCTAAGAGCAGGAGTATAGTCAAGAACACCAGCCATTTGAAGAGCAGACGCAACGTCTGAACCACAAATCATGATGTTGCCTTTTCCGCGACGAGTGTCTTTAGCAATTTTATTTGCTTCACGCTCGATTTGGAAGACTAAACCTTTGAAACGCTCAACTGACCAACGACCGTTAGCATCGACATCGAGGTCGAAAGTACCAGCAGATGTTGTATTTTCTTGAGCACCAGCAGTAGCTGTGTAGTTGATAGTACGAACAACTTCACGGTTGATTTCAGCAAGGATCTCAGCAGAGAGAATATTGCTTAGTTCCGTTTCAGCATCTAGACCATGGATGGCTTTAAGGTCTTGAGCCAATTCCATTGTGTACTCAGCTTTAAGAGCACGAGAAACTGCAGTAACGGAAATTTTCTCAATTGAGAAAGCCATTTCTGAGAAATGGTTTCCAGCAGCATCGCCGAGAGCTTCAGCAGAAGCTGTAGACATACCAGGTGTGACTGTGTAACCAGAACCAGAAGCACGCGACGTTGGATCATTACCAGCTTGAGCAGTTGCACCAGCTTGTGTTTGGTCACGACCAGGAGTACGAGTAGAGAACGTAGCATCGTTGTTAGCAGAAGCAGCAAACGATGTAATAGCTTCGTTATAAAGTGCTTCAGTTCCGCCTTGTTCTTTGTACTGTGGACGCATTGCAAAGATAAGTCCAGTTGGACCAGTCATTGGCTGAACGCCAGCAACGTCATATGCAATAAGGTTAGGCATTGAACGACGAACCAGTGAAATAAGTACTGGATCAAAGTTATCAATGTTAGCGCCTGTTGCGTTAGTAGGTGCAGCTTCGCCTAATAGTGTTGGCTCGGAATAGCCTCCGGAACCAGCATTACCTTCACGAGCAGCAATTTCTTGGTTTTCAAGAAGTGTTGCAGTAACAGCCCGACGATGTGGATCTTTAATTTCTCCAAGATCGGGATGCTCAATTACTGGTGCCCACTTCTTCTGTAGTTCTTCAGATAAAAACATTAGATTTTCTCCTTACGGTATTTAATATAATCTTCATTCTATTTATTTATAATAAATTTATTTTGTAACAGATCTTGAAATGGCACTCATATAATTAGCCATCGGACCAGTAGTAATCTTTTCTTCGTCAAGAGCAACAGGATCATTTTCATCGTCAACGATGACTGAAACTTGTTCATCAATTACATCAAAATACTGTGATTTCAGCATTGAAATTTTCTTAGCGAACGTTTCTGCTGAATTAAATTCAATACCTTCAGCAAGACCACGGAGTTTTTCAACTTGTGAGTCTGTTAGTTCATCAGTTGATTCTGCAAAGATTGTTTCTTTTTCGAATTCTTTAACTGTTCCACGCAAGTTTACATTTTCGTCAACCTGCTTGTTTAGTTTAGATTCTAGATCTTCGACCTTAGAAAACAGTTCTTCAACAACATCGACTTTCTCTTCGGGAACATCAACATAATGCTCAGTGAAGAGGTCTTTTAACCCTACCATAAAGTCTTCGACCATATCAGCACGAACGCCAGTTTCGATAGCTAATTTGTTCTCTTCAACCCACTCTTGAACAACATAGTCAAGATATGAATCAACTTTTTCAGTAAGTTCTTCAACGATTTCGACGTTAGTAGCTTCTGCATCAGATTCAACTTCAACTGCAAATTTAGCAATTTCTTCGTTTACCTTAGCAACAACAGCAGCTTCAAATACAGTTTGAATCATTACTTTATGATCTTCTGTAAGTTCAGAACCATTAAAGATTGCATTAACATCTTCTGAGATATCAATATCAGCAGAAGTAATTGATGTAAGAGCACGTGGGGCTTCTTCGCCTTCAAGGACTTCTACTTCTTCAAGATCAGAATCTTCGCTAAACATCTTACCATAAGTTGCTTGCAAATCTGTCTTTTTCATTTTAGACATAGCTTGAACAGCAGCATTAATCATACCAGCTTTCGTGCTAATCTTTGGCATAGGATCGCCTTTGCCTTTTTTCTTTTCGTCAGCTTTCTTTGCAGAAGGCTCTGGAACTTCTGATGGATCGCCGAGGCTTGCCTTGAACTCTAAAAGACTCTCATCTTCAGTATCAAGAACTTCAGCGTCCATTTCAGTTGTTTTTACTTGTACTTCGGACATCCGTTATCTCCTTATTGAAATATTCAAATTTGTTTTCAATTTCATTATTATTTATAAAATATCATCTTTTAGAGTTGCTTTAAAAAATTAGTGAAAGCTCTAAACTTTGCTTCTTGTAGTTCGCTTTTAGACGCATTACGTATCTCTTCTTGTGTCTCTTCAATATATTGAGAAACCCAACTACCGTTAACATTCTGAATCCATTCCACGCCTTCCATAACAACTTCAACGAAAGCATTAGGAGCAGAATGATCAGCAACGATAACAGCAGCGGTTGCTAGTTGAAAATCACTTTGAACTTCATTGGCACCATTCTTTTGACGAAGAGTTCCCATGCCACGAGAAGAGACGCCAAGTTTAGCGCCTTCATCCATAAGATTCTTAACGATGTTTCCCATAGGTGTTTCTGACATAATCTTAGCTTTACCTATGACATTTGAACCGTCTTGATAAAGTTCTTTGATCATATGCGATACGCGCTCAAGATTAATTGTTGGACCCTGTGGGTGACCAAGTTCTCCATATGCACGATTTTCTTTAACGTATTCTTTATTATAACGATCAACTTCTTTCATGAGAGTTCCCATAGGATAGATGCGACCATTACGGTTCTTAACATCTCCCTGCATAAAAACACCTTCAATGAAATAGTTTTTACCGCCACCTTCTTTTGCTTCAGTAACGAGCTGAATGTCTTGGTCGTAAACTTCGGTAATTAGTTTCATATTACTCTCCAGAATTTTTATGCATTTTGATTATAATATTACCAAAACCAGATTCGGTGAATACTAAATTTGCTTGAGCTTCGGTCGGTGTTTCTAAACGCATCTGATTCTCAGCAAGTTTTAAGTGTCCACCTTGACCAAAGCATCTATATACTAATGTGGATCCACGATAGACATACCAATATCCATATGTGTATAAATTCGTCCATTTAATCTCAGCGATATGCATTGAAGAAATTATTTCACCTGCAGTATTAGCGCGATATAACGCTGGCGCATTATCAGATGTAGAAATAAATCCAGATGAATCTGAACGAACTACTATACTACCTGTACCTAGACTGCCTTTATTTTGGTTTACTGTGATTGACTGTCCCATTATGCTCCACCTGACTTATGTAATTTCATGATTATCTTGCCGTTACCAGATAAAGATATCTGAACATTCGCTTGAGCTTCAGTCGGGGTTTCTAAACGCATCCCATTGTAAATAAAATTCATATGCCCACTTTGACCTGTGCAGTTAAATACTGGTTGAGTGCCACGTCTGATGTACCAATAATGACCTGCGCTGTACATAGTCCAAGCAATCTCAGCAATATGCAGCGAAGAAACTGTTTCGCCAGCAGTATTAGCTGCG